CGGCCATGCCACCCTTTTTCATCTTGCCGACGCCGTCGGCAGCAAAGGCCGGAACCTTCTTCCCGCCTTTCATCACCATCTTTAACTTGCCAGGCATAACTTACTCCCTCGCGCTGCGAATTTCGTCCAATTTAGCCTCAAGACGATTGAACCGTTGGTCGACGTGTGCGACAAACTTTTCGATCCGATCGTCCACCTCTCTGCGAGTGATGTGATCTCTCGCAATCTCTTCACGGGTCCGATTGAGCAGGATGTTCAACCGAGCCAGTTCGTCAAATTTACCCTTTAGCATGAACCCCATCCCGGTCACTATCGCGGACAGGATGATGTTCCAGATCATGATTTCCATTGATCAACACTTCCATCGCCGGCGAGCCTGCCTAATCCTGCTATTAGGGTCTTTGGCCGCTTCTGGGTACATTTTCATTTGACCGGCAGAGCGCGCACAGAACGACTTACGTCGCTTGGCCCGAGCAGGGCCCGGATTGCTCTCCGTTACGGCCGGCTGAAGCTTGCTTCCGGGATTGGCACGACGGTACGCAGCCACGCCCTTGCGGGTCATGCCTGCGCCCTGCTTCGTAGGGCGAAAATTGCCGCTTTTAACGGAGGTTTTGATGCCCATGCCCTTACGCACGGCACCGCCTCCACGCAGCGCAATGCCCATGGAGCCAGGCATTACGCCGGTGCCCCACCCACGTACAGCACGGTAACGCTCTTGACCTCGGCATCGGCGAGGGTGACATACACGCCATCCGTCGCCAGAATTCCGTCATCGGGAATGATGAGATCGTAGGCCCCAGCAGCCGCCGGAGTCTTGATGTCAAGAATCGTAGTGCCCGAGGAACCGCCCGTTTTAAGGGTAAAGCTCGAGGCAGTCGCTGAATTGGTGAAATACACGCCCTGAACACGCGTGCGACCATTCACCGCGTCGCCCGAAGCAATCACGGTTTTGGCTTTGACGTCACTTGCAAAACTCATTGTTCTGCTTCCTTTGTCTAGGTGAAGCCGGATCGCCCCGGATCATTGCTGACCCGGGGCGCTTCCGTTTTTAGCGCGTCGCCGAGGCGAAGATGTAGTCGATCTTCGTCGAACGCGTGCCCGTGGCACTGCCCGACAAAGACATCGCCGCTAGCGCCAACTCCGTAGTCGGAATGTTGGTCGTGTGCGTCGCAACGAGCTTGCGGTTCACGAAGAACTCCACCAACCCCGTGCCGCTCACGCGGAAACCAAGGGTGACGTCGGTGTCGTCAACAAGATCAACGCCCGAGTCCGTCGAGGTCTCGGTGCCGCCCGACTCCGTCTTGCAGAGGATCGAGGCATCGCCATCGTCCACCTCGAACACGATGCGATCGGCAGCCGTCAACATGGCTTCCGGGTTGGTCGCAAAGTTAACAGTGAGCCCAGCGCAAATGTCGGTCTGATCGGCGTCGTTGCACTGGAGGCGGGTCTCAAACCACACCACCTTATCGGCAGCGGCCTTGTAGACCTCGTTGCCTTGAATTGACGCGCCGTCGTCGTCCGTCGTAGCAGCCGAGGTCAGCGCAAGGAGCCCATTGACCGTGTCGGCAACAATGCCGGCAGAGGCTCCCGAATCCTTAACTACGGTCCAATCGTTGGTGCTATCGAGCGCAACGCCGAGAAAGTCGTCCATGTACGAGACGACCGCTGGGTTTGCGGAAATGGTGAGATCAGTGCCCCAGGCGCCCGTGACGGTGCCTTTGCCCGAATACTGGAGCGGGCCAGAAAAATGCGTAACAGCCATGTTGTCCTCACATGCGAGTTAGGTACGGCTGTCTGCATGTCGTCAGCCGGGTCTGTCAGACGTACCTGGATTACCCCGGAACAATTCAACTATACGTCAGCAAATTCAATAAAAGAAGGGGGTCTTTCGACCCCCTTCTGTTTGCCGCTATTAGGCAGCGCCGGGCGAGCCGAAGATGCCCCGCGGGTCGCTGAAGCCGAAGCTATAGCGCTCGCGAGCCTTGTACCGCACGTTGCCGGTGTCGAAGTCGCCCTCGAAACCAGTCTTGATGGCAACACGCTGGAACATCTTCATGCCGTTCGGGGCGTCGGTTTTGATAAACCAGGCGTCCGGGTCGGTCAGGAAGTGGTTCACGGTGTAGCCCTGCGGCACCATGCCCATGTTCTTCACGGCGTTGATGTCGTTATCCGCAGTGCCAACGCGCAGCGTCGACTTGAGGATACGGTCAGCCGTAAACATGAGTTCCTTCGGGATGATGAGCTTGAGGCCCTGAACAGCGATCTTCAGGCCACGCTCATCGGTGAACTTGGCGATGTCGATCAGAGCCTGCTCAAGGGAAGTTTCGCTGAGGTCAGCCGAAGTGGCCAGCTCGTTGGCGAGGTCCGGGCCCGACAGGGTCGGGTGGTCCGTCGCGCAAAGCGGCTTGCCGTCACCACCAGTCGAGGTCGTGAACGCGCCGTTAAGCACGTCAGCGGCCTTGATCTGCTTGGTCTGCGCCATCGAACGGGCGAGCGCCTTGGTGTAACGCGCAGCGAGTCGGTCGTAGAGGTTGTCCTCAACGGCTTCTTCGGTGAGCGAGAACGCCAGAGCGATCGTCTCGTGGGTGTAGCGAGCGGTGTAGACTTCCTGCGCCTGGTCGTATGCAACGCCAGCGCCTTCCGTCTTCACCGGAGCCTCGGCAAAGCCCGACTCCATGACCTCTTCTTCGAACGCACGATCCGAGGTCTCCACCGAGTAGATCTCGGCGTGCTCGTTCTCGTAGTTCTTGTACTCAAGGCCGAACAGGGCATTCAAGCCCGGCTCGAGTTCCTTGACTAATTGTGCACGTGAAATAGCCATTTTTTATGCCCCTATAAATCAGGTTACGGCCTTGACGCCGGTGCTGCCGTACAGGTGCTCGTTGATTTTCACAACGACCACGGCAAAGTTCCCCAGCTCGTTGCCCGGAACATTCCAGAGGCCAACAATCTTCAGGTTCAGTGCCGCTGTATCTGCGATGGTGGACGAATCCAGTTCCATCGTAGAAACACCCGTGGTGGTGCTTCCGCCCGTCCCAACGACATCGGCGTTCTTGCCGATATCGGCCTGAACGATGTCCTCATCCGCTTGGACGATGAACAACTGGTTCGGATCGTCGATCACATCAGCAACAATCTTGCCTGCGGTGATGTTGACGCTACCGGGATAGAAGTTCTTGAAGGTGGGCTTGCCCGACGTTGGGTCGATATAAAAACAGCCGTTAAGCACCCCAAGCGCCGCAGCGTGCGTGCCCGGAAGGAACTTAACGACATAGCCACCGACGATCGTTACCAGGTCGCCCTGAAAGATCGCGCCACTCTGGTTGTCCTCAATCTCGTAACCGTACTGCTTCTGGGCTCCAGTCGCAGACAGATTGCCGAGAGGACGGAAACCAAAGGCTTTATCTACGTTTGCCATTTGATTAATCCTCTGAAAAAGTTATTCACTGGCTTTTTTAGAGCCGCCGAATGAAACGCGAGATCTACGGGCCGGTCGCTCAATCTGCATGCTCGAGTGAGCGTTGCTTTTCATGAGCTCGTTGTCCGCAGCCTGCATTTGGTTGCTCGCTCGTTCGCGGTAATACTTGTTGCGCTCTTCAACCGTCTCTTCCGGGATACGTGCCAGAAGCAGACCTCCCACGCTGATCACACCAGCGTGTCGGCCATCATCCGTCGTTGAGACCGGAAAGTCAGGGTACTCGTCTCCACGAACCAGCTCGTACCCCTCACGGAGACGACCTGCAATGTTCGTGCGGTCTTCTACCCCACCTGCCGATGCCCGAATCCAACGATGTTTGTATCCCATAGGAGCTGGTGGCGCATCAAGACGGGAAGGGGGTGCCCACGGCCGGCGTCGCGCGTTCTTCGTACGAGATTCGGTCTCACGCGAAGCGCGGTTAATAGAAGGCAATTTGACGTCCGACATGTGTTACTCCTTCACGTACTTGGCGTATTCCTCGAGAGGAACACCCAGCTTTTTAGCAATTGCCACTTGACTTGGGGTCAACTTGACAGTGCGGCGTGCTGTGTTGTTGATCCCGGAGGATCGTGAGGCAGGCGCAACCGTTTGCACGTTACGGCCCCTGCTCTGCGTATTTGAGCCAGTATCCCCAAACTTCTGGGGAAAAGCGTCTCGAATACGTTTGTCAAGTTCATCATAGTACTCATCCGAGCTAGGGTCAAATCCCTCAACTTGGATCAACTGACGATGGATACCCCAGGCAGCGTGAGTCATCACGTTGTCCCGGCCGTACCACTTGTTCTTCTCCGCCCATTCTTCAACTCGCGGGTCCACCTGCTGCTGTTGGGCAGGCTGCTGGGCCTGATACGCCGCCTGTTGCGCGGCTTGCTGGGCAAGATACTGCTGCTGTTGCAGGTAGGCCTGACGCTGGGCCGTGGCAGAATCAATCTGCCCCTGCTCCATCGTGAGCGCGGTCAGACGCTGCTGGGCCTCGGTTTCGGTGTCAATGTCACCTTCCTCACGGGCCTTGCGGATGATCTGCTTGAGGGCCACCGCCTGCGTCTCAACCCGGCTCTTGGCCTCAACCAGCCGCTCCTCGTCCGTACGGACATACTGCTGCTCGAGCTCCTGAGCCCGGGCCTGCACCTGCTTGGCATACTCCAAGGCCGCCTGCTCACGGCGCTGGGTCTCGCGAAGCCGGGCCGTCAGCTTGTTGATGCGCTTCTGCACCCCCTCGCTGTACTGGTCCAGTTCCTCTTCCTTGCGCGCCGATCGCGGCTCGTCTTCCGTCACTAGAGGCAACTTTGGGGTTTCCTCCTCAACGGGCACCTGTACGGTCGCGGGCTGTTCGCCCTCGCCGACGTTAAATTCCAACTGTTCGTTCATCTCGGATCTCCTTACCACATGTGAAGGACGTCTTCAGGATCGGCAACGATCCCCAAGACCTCATCGTCGTTAATCAAACGAATCTCCCCGCCATCGATCGGGATCCGCGCGCCGGCATAGCGGCCGAAGATGATCCAATCCCCCTCCTTGCACCACGGGCCGGTCGGGAACTTGACCTCATCGCCATAGGCGATAGGCCCAACCTTGAGGACATAGCCACACACCGTCGAAACCTGCTGCTTGCGCTGGGTCTCTTCGGCCAAGGCAATGCCACCCTTGGTCTTCTCCGCACCCCGGTAGGGCAGGATCGCAATGCGCCACCCGGTCGGAGTGGGGATGCGGTTGAGTACCGCCGCATGGAGCTTGTCGGGCTTGAGCCCTTCGGCCGTGTAGGCATCTTCCAGGGATGGAACATGCGCTGCGGCCTCTTCCGCCCACTTCTTCTC